GAATACAATTTATCAGGGTTGCAAGGAAAAAACAACCCCCCTTGTGCCAGTTTTCGATACGGATATCCGATGTGTGCGATAACCCTGACTTATCAGTTCAGTAGAATGACACTACCCTTGATTAAAACAACACCTGCTGCTTTTGCTGTGACAATACCACCAGCAATAATGTTTACAAGTGGACCTGCTACGACAGCGATACCTTGTGGTGTTGCTACCTCGATTGCATACACACCAGTGGTAGCTACCCGCAAATCCAAACCTGAAAGTTGTGCTTTAAGTTCATCAAATCCAACAGGATTTACTTTACCTAGAATTGCTGCTCTTGCTTTACTAACGATTTCTAGTTTATAATCACCAAGAACCTTATGCTGAACGTTACCTGTAGAAACAACACTTACAGTGCTTCGTGGGTCAATCTGGGTTGTAGTTTCTTCGCCAGAAGGAACAGTTTTGTAAATACCACCAGTAATATTTTGATTGAAAAATCCAGTATTCAACTCTGTAGTTCCAGAGTTCATTGTAATTTTTCCACCATTTTCTCCTGCTTGAATGAGAACGTCTTTATCTGACTTCAATGCAAGAACACTTACAGCATTGACAGAAACATTCTCTCCACGCATAGACAAATGTCCACCTTGAGATTCTATATAAGCATTTCCATAGACTTTCAGGGAGTATGCTGGTCCATCTTCACCACTATCATCCGAATCATCTCCAGCACTCTTATCGCCACCAATCTCAGTGTGTGACTTACCATCAATTTTTTTGATTTCATCACCAGGAGTTTTTTGAATAAACTTACCACCACATGCTGCAGAGTTTGGTTTAGCACCAATCAATGCAATATCTCCAGATTCAGTGATACGAACATTCGCTCCACTGTCCATTACAACCATCCAATTGGTTGCACCAGTCTTAGGATCAAATGTAGTAATATATTGAGCACCAGGAGATGGTCTGGTAATAGTTACCTTGTAACCATTAGCAGTAAACGAAGACGTTTGTGAATCATTAGTATTAGTGGGAAAAGAACCTCCACCAGAAGGATTCTTATCGGGAGCAGTATCTAAACTCATGGACAATCAATGTATTTACCAGTTCCAATCTTAGCATATTCATTACGCTCAAGATCTAGTATATCTAGGCAGACAAACGATGGCAAGAATAATGCTCCAAATCCACCGCCACCAATGATTGATACCACTGGATAAGTGTCAAAAACACGAGTTCTATCAAGGACTCTTAGTGAAATTACTCTACCATCTGCAATAACTGCTTCGGCAATTCCTTCCTCACCATTAACAAAGACTCTTGGTTGCTCTGTATATCCATCGCCAGGTCTAATAATCGTGTAACTATCAATAACACAACTATTTGTGATTGTTGCTGCTACATCTCCAACATAACCTCTACCAGGATTGGTAATTCTTAATTCAGAAACTGAACCATTTTCGTCTAACAATGCAATTGCTGATGCTCCATATCCCTGTCCACTGATAAGAACCTTTGGTGCTTCCACATATGGTCCACCACCATCAATAATTGGAAGTTCAATAATCACACCGTCATCATCAACAACAGGTTTGCCTGGTTTTGGTTCTTTAAATTTAGGATCTTTAATAACAACATCATATCCTGGAGACTTTGGATCTGGTGAAAGTGGATCTGATGGATCATTTACACCATCATCCCCTGGTTTTTCTGGTTGTGGATTTGGATCGGGATAGGTGATAACACCTCCTCCTCCACCGCCGCCACCGCCGCCGTCACCATCGCCAGGATCTGATGGATCATTAGTATCGCCAATATCAGCAACGTCGATAAGAACAGATACTTGCTTACCAGTTCCATTTAACGCAAAAGTTAAAACTTCATCATCTTCAATTAGACCATCTTCAGCAATTCCAATAGTAACAGTATGGATCAAGAAGTCATCAGAACCTTGTGGATTAATTGTTGTATCATAGTCAACATCATCAATAGTAAATTGACCTGTTAGTTCACCACCAAGAACATCAGTAGTAGTAATATTAAAACCAAATAGAGTATAACCAAACTTAGTTCCTTTGGCGATATTCTGAGTTCTGATCGTATACTTAACAAAATCTCCTTCTTTGACAACACTCTTATCAGCAGTCAAAGTGATAACATGATTTGATCTTGGTGTTGTAGGACCATCTGGATCAGTATCTGGATCAGGATCAGTGTCTGGATCTGGATCACCATCGCCATCTGGATCTGGATCTGTTGGGTCCTCAGGATCTTCTGGTGCTGGTGGTAGTGTTACATCAATAGCAACATTGACAGTTGCTGATGTATTATCAACTGTGAAAACCAATGTTTCTGTAGTTTCTACTGTTCCATCCTCAGCAGCCGTTACATTAACAGTTGCTGTATTATTATCAATAATAAATGTGCCTGTTAACTGACCACCTTCAATGTCAGCACTAGTAATATCACTTCCACTTAAAGTATAAGAAAGAATTGTTCCATCATCTACATTTGTTGTAATGATAGTGTAAGTAACTGTCTCTCCTTCAGCAATAGAAGTCTTATTGGCAACAACAGAGTATGATTTTCCAGTAGAATCATCAGGATCTAGATCTTCATTGATTAAAACATCTGCAAATGCTGTTGTTTTGTCTATGGAGAACCTTAAAGTTTCATTGCCCTCATCTGTCGCATCTTCCGCAATAGTAACTTGAACAGTTGCTACAGATTCATTGATAACAAATGTTCCTGACATAGGACCATCAATATCTGCTGAAGTGATATTATCTTCAGATGTAGCACCATCCAAGATATATGTCAATACGGTTCCATCATCAACATTAGCAGTTGTGATAGTATATGTGACAACACCACCTTCTCCAACTTCAGATTTATCCGCAGTTACAGCATATACTGGATCAGATGATCCAGATCCACCACCATCGTCATCTGGATCTGTTGGTAATTCATCATCTGGGAATGGTGGATTATTATCCTCATTTCCTGGATTTACAACAATTGGTTGATACTCATCATCATCGCCGCCGTCATCAGTATCAGGATCAGTTGCTGGTGGGATATTAGTATCAATTGGTTCTGTTCCAAGTTCTCCACCACCAGAATTTTCATCCTGTAGAATGTATACGGTAGTCAATTGAGTTTCAGTTGATGTAGATGCAAAGTATGCATCATATATTCCAGTTGCTACTTTAAACTTGATATAAAAATTCTCTGATCCTTCATCAACATTATCGTTTAAGATTTGAATCGTGAAAGTTCTTCGTGTTTGTCCTGGAGCAAATCCTAAGATACCTTGCGTTGAAAAATAATCACTTCCTGCTTCTGCAGTTCCATTCAAAGTTTTATATGATATAGAAGATGCTTTATCTAAATTACCACTTCTAGTTACAGTAAATGTAGCAGTTCTACCTTCCCTCGTTCTGTAACTAGTAGGAATAGTATAAACAACAAGATCATTTTCTGAAGCAGATGTAGATCCACCTCCTCCCTCGGGAGGTTTAAACTTATACTTGTAAGATCCTCCAACAAAAATTAGATTAGTGTCTTTAGGACCGATTGGACTGTTAGCATCTCTACATGTGTAATCGCCTTCAAGTGGTCCATCGGAAAGAGTTGCTAACAGATTATCTAAGAAGTCTTTCTTTTTCTCGGAACCACAGTCTACGCAAACTTTAGTTGTTTTTACACACTTCTGATCAGGACCGTCACAAGAAATTCCAAGAAGTCTAAAGATGCTATTGATTGCTCCACCAATTAAATTCAGTGGTCCAGCAATTGCACCGAGAATAGAAGATAGTGGTCCAAGTATTTTACCAAGAACACCATCTAACAATGATGTAATCTCATTGATGATTCCGTTAACAAGCGAATCTACTTGACATGCTGCTTGCTGGAATACATCATACAAATAATCAAATAGTAAATTTGTCAACCAATTTTGCAATCTTGATGCGATATCTGCCATCGAGCATCCAAGATTTTCTAACAATTTATTGACAAATTCCCTTACAGTTTTGAGACTATCACCAAGAAAAGAATCTGGTTTTAATATTGCTTTTACAAGCATATCAATACCTTCTTTGATCTTCTTGACAATCTCCCCTTTGATGCGAGCAACAAAAGTTTTGACGACTTGGAAGATTTTATTGATATATTTTCTGGCACCATCCACATAATTGTAGAGTTGTCCAGTTGCTTTACTTACTAAGTAATCTCCAAGTTGACCTCCAGCATCTTGATTTGCCTTCAGCATTTCACCAAGAATGGTCTCAATTTGACCACCAAGATCTTTTTCACCACCACAGTTTGGATCTGCTACATTAACACAGAACTTAATCCCGCCAGGGTTTGTTTCCGAATTTTCTGCATTTAATCTAGCAATCAACGCTGATGTTGATTTTTCATCAACCCCAGGTGGATGTCCTGCTAAGTTTGGACTAACCGAAGAATCAGCAGGTTGCATTGTGCTAGGGTTGGTATCCCTATCTGCAACAACATCTAATCCTTTTTCTCCTGGTGAATTATCATGCTGCGCTGGTGCTTCTTGTGTTGAGTTGGAAACGTGTCCAACAGAACCCACAATAATAGGGCGCTGAGCATCTTCATCTAGGAAGAAACCCATCACCCAGTTGCCAGTCTCTAAATTTGCAGTCGCTCCTGTGGTTCCACCATCAGAATATGGCGTTGTAACAGGCAGCATGGTATGACACCATGGAAGATCCTCGGTAGCAACACCTGCGATACCCTGCTCACGATCGCCTCTAATGTGTCTACCGACAATTCTAACCTTATAGCGATTAGAATACTTTGTATCTTTTTCTTCTACTTGACCAATCCACCACCTAATGTTAGATCCAATAGCGTGCTGTGGAAGGATCGACTGCAAATCTTCCATACTAATTAGTTATCATGAATTTTACACTCAGGTGCTCCTGGTTCTTGATCACAATAGAGTTCGAGTGGTGTTGGATCGTGATGATCTCCTGCCTCAATCTCTTCTTTATGATGCTCCACCCACTCTTCTAAGTCATGAAGTTCTTCTTCTACATGACGACGTTGTTGTGGTGATGTGGTAGGATTTTCAAGAATGTCCTTATCCTTCTGGATATGCTGTTCTACTGAGTCCATTTGAATTACCTCCTGTGTTTATTTATTTGACATTACTAGACCCTGAAGGAATACCTAGAGAATCTCGTATTACTTCCAACTTGCTAATATGTTGGGCATTCTCACTGCTATATGTATGTTCGACTTTAGAAATTAGATAAGTTCCGCTATTTTCTTCATCCCAAGGTTTCTTTTTGCGATCTTCACCAGGAACTGTGTTTGGTAGATAAACATTAATTTTATCACCAACAACCAAAGTAGAATCTCCTGGCAATGCAAGAAACATTTTCTGAGATGCCAAAATAGAAAGTCGTCCAATTGATTGAGACAGGTAGTATTTCACAAAATCAGGATACTCTGTATTTTCTCCGTCCTCCGTAGCATCTTCACCATTATACCACGTTTCATGGTCCAATACCATGGACATGACTCGGGTTGGTTTTTCACTTGCCTGCTCTTGATATTTTCCAAGTTTTTCTTGTGTTCCTAACCTAGCCATATTCTGGAAGGTGTCAGTTAGTTTCCATACATACTCCTCATATTTGCCTGTAGACATATTATAGTAACACACGATTGAACTGTAAGCACCCAATCTTAGTTTTTTCATAATGTCTATCTCGTTATCAAAATCAAACGACAAAATGGTAGATCCTTTGTCACTTGAATTAGGATCGTAATAATAATTTCCTCTTATTGATCTGCCACCATATGGAGATCCACTAGAGCAGGTTTTGTCAATAGATTCAAAGTAAAATCCTCTATTATTTTCATAGAAAAAGTATCCAGCAGTTCCTTTAATCTGCTGAGCACCTTCAGATCCACCACTTCTACTTCCTCCAGAAGATGGATTGACTTTACCAGAAACACCTTTTGCTGCAATTCTATTCAAGATTGCAAATGGAGATTGTCTACCAGGAATTATATTAATATTGAACTTAGATGCTTCGGCAAAAACATCCTTTTCAGTCTGTAAATCGTTGGTAAGAATACTTGAAGCAATAGAAGACATGTTTCCTTTCAACTGTCTGCCAATTTTTACAGACTCATTTTTGACTGCTTCTTCACTGATAAGTTTCATATTATAGAACTGAACTCTATCTTTGGTAGTTCTATTTTTTACCGCCCAAAGAATAAAATTATACTCTACAATCTCATCATTTGGATCTTTAATTTTAATGTATACTTTCTCTCCACCTTGAATAGGAAGTGTTCCGATTATGTTTTCGTCGGAATCTTGAAATACAATATTACCACATACAAAAGGAGTAAAAATACTCTCTGTATATGTAAACTCCAAAATATTAGAAACTATCGAAATAGGAGAACCATCAATAGGAGTTAATGTCGCCTCAGCGTATTCATATTTTCTAGAAAATGTATTACTCATTTTATGCAGTTGCTCCTAATTGATTTAGGTTCGATAGATATGCAAGACCATCCAATGCAGTATCAGACGGTTTAGAAGACAATCCAGTAGAACCAGATGCTGGTGCTGCTGGTGTTGGTGCTGCTGCTGGTGCAGGAGTAGCAGGAATTGCCATAGCAATAGTTTTTGCAGTTGTTGCTTCACGCGCTGCAGCAGAACTTACCTTTACTTCTTCTGCTTTTGCTGCACCAGTATTTGCAGGAACAGGTGGTTCTGGGGCAGGTGGTTCTGGAGCAGGTGGAGTAAATGGAGCTGTTCCTGGATTTAACAAGTTTTCTTGTATTGGAGGTTTTCCTGGTTTATAATGTAATCTATACTGTGGTATCAATTCACCAGTTTGTTTATTGACAAGTTTCTCTGCCATTTCTAGTGGCATTGGATCTCCGCCAATTGCTCCTAGTTCATTTGTTCTGTAATAAGATCCACCATGTTTTACAATGGTGTGTGGAGTATTTCCTTCTAATTGATACTCAGGAAATTTTTCTTCGGCAGGTTCAGCGTCAGGAGAAACTTGAGATAGTGAACCAACTTTACCCTTTGATCCTTTACCAAAGAAGAAGTTTCCACCTTTTCCTCTATTAAAACGATCCGCAGGCAAACCATCACTATATCCTCTGAAGGATACCATAGATCCAATATCTTGGGCAGATGTTTGAGATAATGATCCCCCCTCTTTAAAATCTTGCAATACTTTTGCTGCATCAGATGCAGAACCGCCTTTAAATAACTTTTGAAGTTCTGCTAGTCCATTTTCTTGAGAAGCAATCTCAAGTAGTTTTTGCTTTCTCTCTGCTGGATTATTACCTAACTGTGCAGCAATAGGACCATATTTTGCTGCTGCAGCACTATCAGCACTAGTGCCATAAATTGCAGCTGATAGTGGAGAGAATTGCTCTCTGCCCATAACTTGATCACCCAAAGTGGTTCCATATGCTTTCATACTACCACCTGCTTGTGCATCAGCGGTTCTATTAAGCATTACCTGGAATGCATCTGCTTGGTTTTGATTACCAGATGCTTCCATAGTTGATAGGAATGCAGCAAGATTCTGCTCCCCAGTTGAACCTTCCACAGATGCACCAGAAACACTTACTTCTGGTGCATCTCCACCACCAGGATCGGGATTATCACCACCTCCAAACTTATTGAGGAAGTCCATAATTTTATTTCCAAGTTCTCCTAGGAATCCACCAGGAGTTTTCTTTTGATAAAGATCAAGACCCATTCTAAATGCTTCGGAAAGATCTTTTTGAATCTTTTTCTTTTCTGCAAGAGTTTGTTTTTCTTCTTCCTCTGGTTTTTCTACTTCCAAATTGACGTTACCCATTTCATATTTTCCACCATCAGTAACTGTTGGTTCACCACGAGTAAACTTATTATCTAATGGTATGATTGCTTCAGTTCCATGGAGTTTTACATCATATCCAGTATCGGGACCATCAGCAATTCCACCAAATTCATATCCCATATTATCCATCATTTCTTTTTGGGCAGCATCGTTGCCATAGATGTTACCAAAAGCACCTTTCTCGTCACCAATGACATCTAAGAAGTCAATCTTATTCATCCACCCACGAGTATATTCTCTTACTCTGGAATCAAACTTCGCTAGATTTTTTGCTTGATTTTCTTTCTGCTCTTCATTTAAGAAAGGATGCATTAATCCTTCTATAGCATATCTAAATGGAGCACCGCCAACATCAAATATAGCACCTTGTATTTTATTAAATTCATTGCCAACCATTCCAAGGTTACCCATGCCACCCATCAGCATTCCAAGTGGATTACCTTCATCTGACAATTTCTGACCATAGTCTTTCATCTTGGCATTCTGCTGGTCAGCAAATCTAGTGCCTTGGAACATTCCCTCTCCAAGACCAGACATTGCTAGTCCAACACCACCCACGATACCAGCAGCAGTGCCTGCTCCAACGCCGCCAGCAGTGGCACCACCACCAGTAGCAGCAGAGGTTGCCTGTCCACCTTGAAGCATAGACCTAGCAGTGCTAGCAGTGTCTACTGCATCCAATCCACCTAGCACAGCATCAGCTATTCCACCATCGCCGCCCATAAATGGCAATGCCAGACCAAGTGCATCAGCAGCTAAACCAAATTTACCACCGCCACCAAATCTAGGTCTTCTAGCAAGTGGATTTCTACCAGGAATTCTAGGAGTTCTATCAGGAAGTCTAGGAGTTCTATTTCTGCCAGAGAATCTATCTCTAAAACGATTCGCTCTCTGACCAGCAAGTCTACGACGAGCACCTCTTCTTCTACCAACACCAGGAGCTCGCCTCATGTATCTGGCGCTGAACATGTCAAATAAATCACCACCAAAATCAAAAATGCCGTTAAGAACATTGCCGATTTCTTTACCAAGGAATCCACCTAGTTTTTTGTATCCAGCAACTCCAGCAGTATCTTCTGTCTTATCAATTGCTGCTTCTTCTGCTGCTACCTTAGCATCTTCAATAGCATCCTTTTGCAGGTCAAATAATTTTTCAATGAAAGAAGTATTTCTTTCAATCTTTTCTAAAATTTCTGTATTGTCTTCTACTTTATCAGCAGTATCTTTAATTACTGTGAGAATATCTTTATTCTTATCTTCAAAGACTTTCTCAATTGCAGAACTTATTAAATCTCCAGATCCTACTTTTTGAATAGGAGCAGATTGAGGTGGTGGAGTTGATGGTCTTTCACTACGCTTATCAAAAATAGAGTCTGTATCTCTAGCAACTCTATTCTTTTTAAAAATTTCAACTCTTTGTTCTTTGGTGAGATACTCGCCATCTCGACCAACGCCTTTAATTGCTTCATCTAAATTATTCCCTGCAGGAGGCAATAATGCCTGCATAGGAATAAATGAATCTAGATCTTTACCTTCTGGTAATGCTGCTGCATCAGAACCAAGTGGACTATCACCACCTGATCCACCATTAGTTCCAGTAGGTTCACCAGTTTCTGGATCTACTCCACCAGAAGATCCACGTCTTTTTCTTGCAAAGAGTCCCATACCTCTAAGGACTCTTTCTTGTTCGGATACAGTAATATCATCTTGTGGTCTTCTACTACCAAAGAATCCACGAGTTCTTCTTAGTCTATCACCACCAAATCTAGACTTAAATGCAGCACCACCAAAGTTATAATGATCAACAGCATCCTGTGCTTGTTTATCCGACAACCCTGCCTTTTTAAATCTATTAAATGCTTCTTTCTTCGACTTGGCAGCAAGCATCGATGCATCTTTCGCTCTATTATAGAGAGAACCGATAACAGATGATGTTAAATCGCCAGTTGCAACGTTTGGGTATACGGACATTAAATTCCTACACTAACACAATCCCTGCTTTATTTATTGCTTATGCTGTAGAACCTAATGAGTATGCTCTGCGTGTAGTAGTATAATCTACTAAGGAATCCAATTCATTTTTACCACTCGAAGTCTTTGGTTGTGGTGCTGGAGCAGGTGTTGCTTGAGGTGGATTATTTTGAATTGTCATAGCAATAATATTAGTAGTATCATCACTATCATATGATGCTGCAACTTGCTGTGCTTTTTGTGTCTGTGTAACAGCAGGAGCAGATGTAGAAGAACTTATAACTCTACCTCTTCTGTTTGTTCTTCGTCTTTGTGTTGGTTGAACTGGTGGAGTTTCTGGTCTTTTTGGAGTTCCCTTTTCAATAGCATCAGCAACATCTTGCAGTAAAGAATCAAACTTCGATGAACTGGTGAAATCTTTGCCGTATATTCTCTCCCAGTCTACCATAACACCCAATTCAATCAATGCAGTAGGAGATGCTGCACCTCTGTTTACAGTAGCATTACTTTGCGTATCTTTGGAAATATTTCCGAGATTTGTATTTTCTTTTTGGAAATTTGCTAATGCCTGTTGGATAGGAGCAGCGAATGCAGCATCTTCGGCATCTCCAGATCTTGTTCTTGTCAGGAATCCTGTGCCCCCTCCACTACGTGCTGCGTCAAAGTGTAAGGGCAGAACACGGACGCCTTTTTTCGACATTTTTTCAATATATGCATCATATGTTTCATAAGAAGAATACGCTTCTGGTTTTACAATAGCAACTTTATAACCTTTTGCTTCCAACTTTGCTTTTAATTTTGATGCAGCAGAATCCTGATGCTCACGCTCTCTACCATCAGCACCAGTAGCTCTAGATTGTTTAAATGTATTTTTGCTTTCATCATCAGGAAACTTACCTGCCATATTTGATGGCACATGATCTAATGGAATAATAATATCAAATTCCCCAGATGGTGTATTAGGTTTTTCTGCTTCTTCTACAGTAACATCACCACCCGCTCGAACAAACTTATCGATATGATTGATTGGATTAATATGACCTGTAATTCTACCGCCATCCCAACCAGTTCCAAGTTCAAAATGTAAATGTGGTCCTGTAGATGCACCTGTGTTTCCCATCGTGCCAATTACAGTTGCGGCACCATCTTTATTTTCAATCTTTTGTCCTTTTGATACAGCAATAGAATCCATGTGACCATAGAGACTATGGTATCCATCGTCATGTTTGATGACAACGAAGTTACCCCATCCACCCTGAAGATTATCTAAATCTATAACTGTTCCTGGTTTAATAACAGACATTTCAACACCTTGCACCCATGGACCGCCTGCAATGTCAACACCATTGTGCATTCTGCCCCATCGCATTCCATAACCAGATGTTAGATATGTTGATGCAATATCACCACCCTTTGCTGTCATTCCAGCAATTTTTCTTCCACTATCAAGAAGATCTTTAATTCTATAAATTACATTTCCAGCAGCATCTAATGCTCGCGTCAATAACCCACTTGCAAGTTTAGTTAATAGGGGAATTAATTTTCCAAACAAGTCATCAAATATTATTTCAAAAAATCCTTTGCCTTTAGAATTATTTCGTTTGAAATATTCAAACGCTTCTAGCGTTGAAGTAATTACTGAGGTTTTAGTATTTTTCTGAGTTATTAAATCCTTAGCTGGAAGAAGCACTGAAAATGCACCAGGATAATCCCTTTTCCTAGAAAGGAAATTCTTCATTTTTTGGGATACTTCCTGTGCCACTTACATTGCTGCTTGTTTTTGTTCTTCTAAGTATTGCATGAGGAGAGCGACATACACTGACCTCTCCCACGGCATCCAATTTTCAATTTCACTCAAACTGTATTTATGATACTGCATCAAATTGAAGTTGGTTTTATAATACCCTTCCAAACTATTCTGGAAGAGTGCTATCCGAAAAAATTGGATAGACCCTCTACAGTGTAGTCAGACTTCACGCCAGTATTTGGATTTACGGCACTGAAATTACATGTAAGTTTTGGAATGTTTTCAAAGAATTCTTCAATTCTTTCAAATTGCTGTCTTGTAAGATTTTGAACAAACTCAATCTTTTCTTTTTTTGAAGTAGTAGAGTCATCGTAAATGTCCTCTCCATCAAAAATCTGATCGATGGAATCTGCCATTACCTCAAAGATCTTTTCATTATTGATATCGAAATCCAAGAAGTTGACATCAATGAAAGTATCAACACCAGGATACTTCATTACAACACCTGCATCTTCACTCAGCATAATTTTGTTGTCACTTTTTCCGCTGGTGTCAACTTCAATTTCGTTAATATCAATAACTGCCGTAGTTTTTGTTTTTCCGTCATCTTTGCAGATAACTTGCATTTCAATTGCTTCTCCAATAGATGCTCCTCTAATCTTTAGGAACAGATATTCAAGATCGAAGATAGCAAGACTTTCGAGTTTAATTCTTGATTGAATACAATTTTTAAGTAAATTCTTTACTGCCGCTTTAATCTGGTCATCATCTTTTGATTCTAATGCCAGTAGAAGAACTTTTTCTTCTTTTACAATAAACGGTCTATATTTGATAGTTTTTCCAGTAGAAGGGATTTTTTCCTCATAAGTAGGAATCCCTAGTTTTGGCAAAGCCATGATAATCACCTCAGGTCGTATGTATATTTAGCGCGACTTTTTGACTCCAAATTTAGCGGGAAAAATTTTCCCACTTTTGCGGAATCGAAAAGTCAATTTTCAGGTGATGGTAGTGGTCCTCTTCCAGACAGACTGTTAAGACTTCTAATGTCATTATAGATGATATAGTGCCTAGTGTAAGCAAATTGTGCAGATGTTTTAGTTACCTGAGAAGCACCATATGATAGAGGAACAGAATCAACACTCAATGGCCATGCCTGCTCTAAAACATAAATTTCAGAAACTCTCTGTGTTGGAGAATCTGGTCCAGTTTCCGCTTTTGCAATTAGAATATCACATTGATATTCATCTGGATATCTTAAAACAGTTCCTCTATTTTTATTTCTAGTTAACGGAGCTGTAATTACATCATCAAATTCTTTGCCACTAAGTAACGCAGGTGAAGAATAAGTCCCTAGATGACTTTTTTCAATAAACATCGATTCAAACCAAATGTTTAGAAATTTATTTGGTGTCATATTTGCATCACACATCCAACCCATCTGAATTTCTGAAAAGATCTTTCCAGTTGGATATTTTACAGATGTTTCTCCTACAAATCTCCCGACTTGATTGCCAGAAGCAGCAGAAATGTTTGGTAACTGTGCTTCATCACAGAACAATTCTACCACATCATTTGTCTGATTCGCAAACGAAATTCCAGCAGATGCTAATGCATCAGGAACTACAGTGTTATAAAAAAGGAATTTAACAAGATACCCATTACTGAGAGACATTCCTCCCTGAACACCCATTGTCGTCAAAAACGACTTAATGTTACCTCTGTTTGCCACGCTAAATAAGCTATGTTGGAACAACTATATTTATGGCATACTCTGGATTGTATAAACCTATTAATCCTGGCAAGTATCGTGGAAATCCAACTCGTGTTATCTATAGATCATTATGGGAACGAAAGTTCATGGTGTTCTGTGATAATAACCCCTCGATAATAGAGTGGGGGAGCGAGGAAGTCATCATTCCATATCGTGCTCCCGATGGTAAAGTGAGGCGATACTTTCCAGACTTTTATATTAAAGTTCGCGAAAAGACTGGAAAACTTACCAAATATATTATCGAGATTAAACCCAAAAAACAAACAAACCCACCGAATGACAAAAATAAAAGAACTGCCGCTTATCGTAATGCTGCACTGACATACGCAAAGAACCAAGCTAAATGGGGCGCTGCGCGTGAGTATTGTGAAGATAGGCAGATGAACTTCTTAATACTAACCGAAGACCATTTAGGAGTATGAACAATGGCAAAAGGATTTGCATCTATACAGCGCAATGCTGTAAACAAAGACCCAGGATATAAGACACTGTTTGAACGAATATCAGCTAAAACAGGCGGAGAAAAGAAAAGTTTATCTTGGTATCGTAGTGCAGTAAAGCATGAAGCTAGCACTTACAAGAAAAACTTTGATAAGTATATTAGAGATGAACAACGAGATCGTGTAGGTCAAAACAAAGAGGAAGATCAAAATCAACTTAGAAAATTCACAGTAGAGGGTCACCTTTACATGTTTGAATATAAGGCAAAGATGAAATGGTTGCCTTACTATGATAGATTTCCTCTAGTATATGTAATTAAATCTAGTCGCAATGAATTTTGGGGTGCTAACCTACATTACATGACACCCAAGAAACGTATAATTGCAGTCAAAAAATTAATGACTGGTGTTATCGACATGCCTAAGGCATGTTTCCATAAATATATAAGCAACCATGTTGACGGTCTATATATTGATCTTGCTTCTGCAGAATGGGATACATCAATTCTCCTGCCTACCGAAGACTTTGTGAAAGATATTAATGGTATGTCATTTCCAGTAGATAAAAGTTTAGTCTGGGAAGACACCAACGAAAACTTCTACGATAAAATAAAAGCGAGAAGAACAATCAAAGGGTATGGCACAAGAAAATCAAGGGAGATGAGTAAGTAATGGTAATTCCTGCAAGTCCATCAGGTTATATTGGTGGTGGTGACGCTTTATCAGGAGATCCACCACCAGAGGAACCAACACCACAAGCATCTGATGCTGGGGTGAATACTCCTGGTGATAATATTCGTTACCCTAGAGATTTTCATCCAGACACATCAAACATTGAATATGTAAAATTTACTTTCTGGAAATATAAAGAAGGTAAAGGTCAACTTGGTCAGGGTGGAAGTATAGGATCTGATAATTACTACACTGACGAAAGCATATATGAACCTGCTGGTGGTTTTCCAGGGTTGATCGTAGTAAATATGCCACAAGATATTAATACTCAATTTGGAGCACAGTGGGGCGGCAAGCAATTTGGATTTCTATCTAAAAATATTGTCAAAGCAGGTGGCGATCTATCCCAAGGAGATATTGGTGGAACTTTTGATGCACTTGGAAAACTAGTTCAAGGTGTAACGAAAGATGGAACTGAAGCAGCAAAAGCAGCAGCATCTGCTGCTATCGTTGCTGGTATCAATAAAATTCCTGGTGTTGGTGGCAACTTAACCATGAATGATCTCGTTCAAGGATCTTCCAGCAAGATTCTCAACCCAAATGTTGAGTTGATGTATGAAGGTCCAACACTAAGAACTCTAGCAATGAATATGAAACTATTTGCTAGAACTCCGTCTGAAGCAGAGGATATTAAGAATATCGGTAAAGCATTCAGAAAAGCAGCAGTTCCATCATCTAAGAACAATAGATTCATCAAAGTTCCACCCCTACTTAAAGTTCAATTCATGAAAGGGAGTGTAGATAATGTAAACTTGCCTATGTATAGAAGATTTGCTATCACTGCGGTGCAAGTAAACTATACTCCAGATGGTCAGTATACACCATATTATGACGGCAAACTTCCTGCTATTGATATTGCATTAGAGTTGCAAGAAACTAAGATTATCTTTGCTGAAGACGTAGATCAAGGATTCTAAAGATGTATTTTAATAATATTCCAAACATACAATATGATCAAAAACCAATTAGATATCCATTTTCGGAATCTGATTACGTCACTGCGAAAAACTTTTTTAGAAGGTTTAAAATAAACGACGATGTTTTTTCTGATGTCGTTTACTTTAACAAATACACAATCAAGGATAGAGAAAGACTTGATGCACTATCATTGAAATTTTATGGTAGTGTTGATTATGACTGGGTTCTTGCATTAACAAATAATATTATAAATCCACTGTTTGATATGCCTTTAAGTGAATACACTTTCAGAAAGATCGGGGAAGATCAATATGGTGAGCAAGAATTCTATTCTGGCATTCATCACTACGAAACCTACGAAGTGAAGGCAGGATATAAAGTAGATGGTATCGATGTCATTGCTCTGGAAGGTGGTCTTATAGTTGATCAAGACTTCTACGATGGAACGTTTACATATTGGAATGGAACCCAATACGAAACTGAAAATGGCAATGCTCTATGTAAGGTAGTTACTAACCTAGAATATGAACAGAGCAAGAACGAAAAAAATAGAGAGATTTTTATTCTAAAAGAAAGATACTTAGAACCATTTGTAAACGACTTTATTTCCAATAACTACTACAAGAGATCTAATAGTTACATCAATAAGAAGTTAAAGACTTCTGGAATTTGACGCGACTTTTTAGACAAAAAAATAGCGGGAAAATTTTTCCCGCTATTATAGAATCAGTTATTCAATTTCAATTTAGAGATTCAACAGCAGCGAGTGCTTTGAGTCTCAGATCCTCAGGCAGAGGAACATAACCAAGAGCGTCAGACTTTGCCTGTTGCTCAGGTGCTAGCATGTAACGGAGAGTTTCCTTCACGCCTTCCTTAGATTCTGGATACGCTAGGATCCAAGTAAGGGAGACAATAGGATATGCGTTGGCACCAGCAGGGTTAGCGTCAGCACCACGAAGCTGATCGTCCAAGACGATCTTTGATAGACCTGCTGCAGATGTTTCAGCATTTGCTGTGACATAATTACCTGCCTTGTTTTGAAGAGAGACTTGCTGGAACTCACTGTTGACAACGTAACCGTAGTTCAGGTAACCGATAGCGCCAGGTGTGTTCTTGATGCTAGCGGCAACACCAGAGTTACCTTTGCCACCAATACCAACTGGCCATGCAACTGCCTTACCAGTTCCTACAGTCTTCTTCCACTCGGGAGAGAATGCAGACAGAGAGTTAGTGAAACCTTTAGTGGTGCCACTACCATCAGAACGCCACACAGCAACGATCTGCTTGTCAGCACAACCAAACTCAGACCAGTTAGTGATCTTACCAAGGAAAACATCAGCAAGTTGAGTCTGAGTCATCTTGGCATCACAACCAGGATAGTTGTA